GCATTGCTGAGGCGGTCGGGGTGTAGATTTTTGTTATCACGCCCCGGACACCGCTCACCATGCAAATGACCCTGTCACCTATCTCCATACAGCGCCTCCAATCTCTCCATCACCATCTGCACGGCCTCGTTCGTCATGGGAGCACCGCAGGCCGGACAGAAATTACATTTTGCTCGCAAAATCTTATGACCACATTTTGAACACTCAAGCAGCCCAATTTCCGGTTCAAGTTCGATCCATTCTCCCCGAATCCGCCACCCGCTCCCGGCTGACGGGGCGGAGGGCAGAGAGGACGGCTTCCTGCCATGCGTTCACCCATTCTGACAATGTTTCGGTTTCGATGTGTTCGCAAATCTCGTTTACGTTCACATCAGCAATCAAATCTTTTAGGCTCATTCTATCCCCTCCCGCGTCATGGCTGGGCCTCCTCTGTTGATACGCAATCCTTTTTCCCCCAGCGTAGCCAATTCCCCGCCGCAAGCCAGATACCCCGCGCCATCAATCCAGCTATCTACGTGCTCAGGGTTTGCAGATGCCCGGGCAATCTTGAGCAAGGCCATCATAGCCGCCACATCCTCCGGCTCTAACTGTACATGGACCCCGGCGGCAACACACTTCGCACTGAGGTAGGTGTGCCAAAATTCCGCAATCAAACGGAAGCTATTTTCTGGAATTCCATAATCCTGCTCCCGATCTCCACACACGCACTTCTCCGCAGCGGCGAGAATTTCTTTTCTTGTCATGGGGTTTCCTCCTTCCTCTTCCTTGGCATTCCAAACCTCTGCGCCATATAACACTTCCTGCCACAGTAGATGTCCTTGCCTGTGGTTGAGAGAAATTTTGTTTTGCAAACCGGGCAGGTTTTGATCTTCCATGTCTCTCTATTCATTGCTCAACTCCTGATAGATCCGGCTGGCCACCACATCCCGGCTGCCCTGGTACTTTCCGTGATACTGTCTTAAAATCTCGCCGGTGGTGGTCTGATAATAAATCTGGCAAATCTCCATGCCGGGGTACACCCGCACCGGCTGCACGCAGGTCAGCTCCAAGGTCCAGTTCCCGGAAAAGCCCACATCGCCAAACCCAGCGGTCACGTGGACAAAGATGCCCAGGCGTCCAATGGAGGACCGGCCCACCAGCATGGGGACCAGGTTGTGGGTCTCGGTATATTCCATGGTTTTAGCCAGGTAGAGCCGCCCAGGGTGCAGCACCAGGCCCTCCTCTGGGATCATCAGCCGCCCCGTCCGGTTGTCCTGCTTCGGGTCCAGGACAGCCTCCTTGTAGGCCATCAGCTCGGGGGACAGCCGCAGGTTGTAGCTGTTTGGGCCCAGCCTGGTCTCATCCCAATCGCTGATGATGATGTTGCCCGCCTCCCGTTGGAGTTTGATTTCATTGCCGGTTAGAATCATGTCGTCTCCTCCAGTTTCATTTGCTCTGGTTTGAATGCACTGTCTTTGATGTCCACATAACGCACGGTCCCGTATTTCTCCAGGTCACAGGCAATCGCCTCCCGCGTCCCTTCGGGATTCTCGACACTGGACGGAATGGGCCGCAGCTTTACGGTGATCTCCCACATGGCTCAAAGCTCCAACAGGCGGCAGAGGGTTCCCTCTACCCGGGCCATGGCATGCCGTGAGAGATAGTCCTTTCTGCGCTGTAAGCTGCGCTCCGGCAGCGATTTGACGTGCTCCAGGACCGCCACATAGGTTTGGCCTTGGACACTCTCCACGGCGATATGGGACGCCGCCGCGTAGCGTTCCCGGGACACCAAGGGCGCCGCCACCACGCATCCGGTTTCCCGGTTGTTCTCGGCGGAAGAGAGAATCAGCACCGGTCTGCCATAGTCCTTCTTTCCGCCTCGGTATCGGTCGGTTATGTAAATTTCGCCTTTGTGAATCATGTCTGCCTCCTTGCTGTGCGCCAGTTCCTTGCTCTGGAACAGTCCATGTAATATCCGCCTGCCATCTCAAACAGCCTTGAGCCAATGGCCTCATCCCCTCGGAGAATCGCCTCCAGCGTGTTCTCGCTGGAAAGGATGGTGGGCTTTTTGCTGATGTATCGCGCGTTAATCAGCTCGAATGCCAGGTGAACATCCGCCGGCCGAATTTCCCCCTTCCAGAAGTCATCCAGATAGAGCAGCGGCGTATTTTTCAAGGGTTCGGTTTCCTCCCGAAAATCGTCCCGATCATTTCCAACTGCCTTGGCCCTTCGCGCAAACTCCCGCCACGAAACATACAGGCCGGGTTTGCCGCCCTCAACGATGGCCCGGAAAATGGTGGTACATAACGTCGTTTTCCCGCAGCCCGGGGTCCCGCAGATGATGAACCAGGAGGGATCTCCTGCCGCGATTTGCTGTACGTAGTCTTGCGCCATGGCAAGTGCTTTCCTCTGCCAGTTCTCCGGCGTTTTCCAGTTCTCCCAGGTGCAAGCCGCCAAGGCATCTGGCGGGATTCCGCTGCGGTCCATAGCCCCCATGGCGTCACGGATGCTCTGACATTTGCAGCGCTGAAACCGCAGCGCCCCATTTTCCTCCACCGTCATGTACCCGCCCCGGTCATGGCACGTGGGGCAATGATAGCCTTTCAGCGTCCCGGGGGTCGCGTTGAAAAGTTCCGCCCGTTTCCGCTGTGCTGCGAAGAAATCAAAACGGCTCGTCGTCCCAGCATCCGTCAGTCGCGGAGGGGAGTTTGTCGATGATTGGGCCCTTGTTGGGAAGTCTTGCAAATGGATCATCCTCCTTTGCCCGCTTTTTCTTCTCGTCCTGGAGCCGAGTTACCACCCAGTTCAGAATGGCTCTGTAATCGCTCTTGTAGGTCTTCCCCGTCGCCCCTTTGTAGTTGTCCAGAATCTCGATCAAACGCTCGGTGTCGGCGGGGCCATGAGTGTCAAGCAGCTTCTGGTGCTCGGCATTGGTCATGGAAACAAACTCCGCCCATTGGACCTTGGGCTCTTGTTCAGATTCTCCGGCAGTTTTTTTCTTCTCCGTTTTCGCGCGCGCCCTTTTACGTGGGGGGGTGGGAGAGAAAGGGGGATTATAGGGGGATAGAGAGATAGGGGTTTCAGGGGAAAGAGAGGAAGGGGGAAGAAAGGGGGGAAGAGAGGAGGGGGAGTGTCCATTTTGGACAGCAATTTGGACGTTATTTTGGACACCATTTTTGGCATTTCCCTGTTTTCTCGCATGATAATATCGTTTGCTATACTCGTTTTTCTCGCGTCGTCTCCGGCCTCTCCGACGAATGGATTCTAATATCCCCTGCTCAATTTCCCCCCAATTTTCCTCCGCCTCCCCACCAGCAAGAAGGGCCAAAATGACCCTGTCCCGCTGAATGGGGGTAAGGGGAAGTAGGAGGCTCCGATCCTCCTCTGTGAGAGAAAGCACAATCATAAGCGAATCCCAGAGGTAGAGATCGAACCCCCGCGTTTGGATAAAAAGGCTTTCAATTCGTCCGGGGAAAAGTAAACCCGGCTGCCAATGTTGACTGCTTGAATATCCTGAGATTCCCTCAACCTGTCCAGAGTATCGGTGCTGATATTAAGGGCCTGAGCGGCCTCTTTCCGGGTCAACAGCAATTTTTCCATTTTATGCTCCTTTCTCAAAACGGCAGCGGTCCGTCGCCACTGTCATTGTCCCAGGGCAAGGGCCCATTATCAGGAATGGCGGCGAAACCGTTCGAGGGCGCTGCGGCCTTTTTCAAGGGCTTGTCCGGGGGCAAGATGTATTCCCCGCTGCGGACCCGATCTGCGCTCATGGCGCGGAAAGGACGTACCGTCCATCCGGTTTTCCCGTTATAGGACCATTCCTCATTCCGGAAGAGGACGCCCACCAACTTTCCCACCAGGGAAGTTTCCTCCCAGTTCCAGGTGTACCCAGGGTTGGAGTGCTCAAAGGCGGTGGTCAAGCCTTTGAAAGAACTCTTTGTCCATTCATCGTTGTCAGTCCCATCGTCTTTGGGCAGGAAATGACGCAGAACTCCCTTCCACTTTTTATCCTGTATGGTGTTGGCCTTAAATTCTTTGGAGAAGAACCCTCTCTGCTTTCCCTCCTCAATGTCGAAGAGGACCAGCAGTTGGGGGCCATAATTGGTATCCGCAAAGGATACCTGCTTGACCCGGCAGACATAGGCGTCCAGGGGGAGTTTGGGACGGTCATAGAATTCCTGCACGGAATCCCAATTTTTCGGTCTTTGAATCATGGTTTTTGTTCCTCCTTGCGATTCATATCCATTTCGTGATAAGATTAATTATCTCTTACAATTACGAAAGGAAAAACGTTATGTTATTCTCGTTTGTCTGCAAATGTAAATATTGCAAAAAAGCAATTCACATTGACCGGTCCATGAATGATACCCACGAAATAATCTGTCCGTTATGTGGCCAAGCAGCAGAGTATAGGGATATGGGGCACATTCAACATTTGATGGATACAATTCAAACAGCATCAGAAAGAAATGGTCTGCTCGAAATTCAAGAAATCAAAGTTTACGATTTTTGATTTAATTCATTTCGGATTGTATCCAGAATACCGATCATGGAGAAAATGACTTCTTCCTGGTAATGGATAAGTCTTAAACAGGACTTTAACAGCCTGTCTAATTCTTCATTGATGTCAGCTTTGTTCTCCGGTGCTTGGATCATTCGCTTTGTTCCTCCTTGGTGTAAAATATAAGGGGGCATCTGCTCCCGATGTATTTGTCTGGGTACTCGCAAATTTCTCCGTTGAGACCGCAGCTGCGGTAGTTGCGGCGGTAGTATTTGCACTGATAGCAGCTAATGTCCACGTTATCCTTAAAGTCAACGGGAAACGTCACCTCAACCATGGCACGGGCGCGGATATATTCCTTCACCCCGCGGGAGAATTCAGCCATTGTCTGTCGCCTCCTTGGGAGATGTGGTGGGGAGCAGCCCCCAATACTCTCTAATCCGCTGATCGACGAATTTCAGATCATTCTCAATCTCCAGGTCAAACATTTCTTCGGGCGACTTGGAAATGTCCATTCCATTGGATTGGGTGCGGAAGAAATGGCGATCCCCTTCCACCATGCAGCGCAGACAGATTGTGACCATTCCCTCAATGCAAACCTTCTCGTCCAGCAGCTTTCCAATGGTCCGCAGCTTGGTTTCTCCAAAATCGGATGTAGTTTCGTGCATGAGGATATAGACGATGACATCCTCTGGAAGCTGCGACTGGATGAACATCAGCAGCCGCCAGAAATTGTCCGCGATATCGTTGTAGAGGTCGAACGTAGAACTTCCCGCCTTGGGTGCGGAATGACCTTTCATGAAAGTGTTCGTCAAAAGGTACCCAGCGTCATCAATGACAGCGGTTTTGGTGGGCATCTTTTGCAGGCCAGTGGTAATGGTCTGGTAGCTGTCTGTCTTCATCTGGTATCGGAAGGTCCCGGGGAAAGGCAAGCGTTTGCCCACCACGTTAATCAAAAAGATTTCATCTGGGGCAAAGTTTTTCAGGGAACGGGACTTCCCAGACCCACTCTTGCCATAAATCAAAACTGGAATCCCGATAAGTCATTCCCCCTTTTCGCCGCAGTCCAGGTATTCCTGAAATAGGTCCATCTTCTCGTCCAGATAGGCCGACATGGTGAAACTGTTATATAAGAACATGTAATCCATGAAGTCATCCAGGCATGTGTCCATGATAAAGTTCCGGCATGTCCTGGCAGAAACCTCTATAACCACCTTTTTGGGGAAAAAGTTGATTCGTTCCTCCATCTTGACAAACCTCCAATTTTTGTTACAATAAAGTTAAGCGGAAGAAACATAGCTTATTTTTTCAAGTATTCTCCTTTCTGAACTCTGCCGGTGCTGCAAACCGGCAGAGTTTATTTTTCGCCTTTTCCACGGAGTTCTTTTTTCCATCGGGTGATAACCGTGGTATTCACGCCGTAATGGTCGATCAGCTCATGGTATCGAAGAAGCTTCTCCTTCTCTGGGAAGTCCTCCGGCATGGGGATGCGGGGACGACCTACCTTCTTCTTTGGCTTACTCGGACAACGCCCGCTGCAATCTGGATTGGTACAGTGCAAGCACTGCTGGATTTTCTCCGGGGAATCCCATCCAGGGTAGATTCCATTGCGTTTTCGGCGTTGGCCGGGAATGGGTTCAGAGGGCGCGTCGGCCCACGGCTTCCTTCCTTCGGTCTGCACCTTGACCCCGTTGATCTTCACCATATTCCCACCCCCTTTCACACCTGGGGCAGAGATATACCTTCTCTCCAGGTTCCAGGGCGGACACGTTCCACCGCTGCTTGCACCGGCGGCAG